CACCGTTTGCTAAAGCAGCAGCAAAAGTTTGAAAGCCATCAATGTTACCATTAAGGACTATATTACCAGTGCCAGTTGTGGTTGTTGTTTGTTTTACTCTGTCTTTAACTACGAGAGCCATAGTTCATGCTCCTATTTATGCGATACGTATGATTGCGTTAGATGCATCTGCAGTTGGGAACTGAATAGTAAAGTCACCGTTTGTAGATGTTTTAGTTCCACCAAAGTCAATTACACAAATTGCTTTGTTAGATGCAGATGAATTGTATATAATACAACCATCAGCAGATACTGTAGCTGAAGCAAATACTTCATCAGTAAAGTCTACAATAGCTGTAGTTCCACTTACGGAAATAGCAGCACCGTCTAGGTTTTGCCCACCTGCTGAGTAATTTGTACCAGAAGCTTCATCTGAGTTACCTGTTACAGTTGAATAGTTAGTTGTTGTGGCATTATATGTACCTGATGGTGATGCCTTTATGAGTGCAAGCTTTAAAGTGTGGGTATCCAAGTCGTGAATACCACCCAATAGTTCTGACTTAAAGCTCGTGCACATTGCGGTTGTGATAGCCATTTTCTTGGATTCCTTCTGTTAAATATGACTAAAGGGGCAAGTTGCCCTGCCCCCCTATAGTTGTTGCTAATTAAGCAGCATCTCGACTTACTTCGTCAGCAGTCATTTCGCCTAATGCACTAACGTCCATCAATACAGCATACACACGTAGTGTACCTGCAGTGAATGATGCGCCAGAACCTGCAAGGGTTACATCAAGTGTATCTGCAGAAGTGATAACAATATCACCTGCTACAGTAGCTGAAGGGGCATAAGCTCCGTCAGCAGCACCATCAATATCAAATGCAGCCACATACTCATTGTCGTCTACAGCCGTACCTAAAATTGCGGTTGCGTCTGTAGATGCGTTCATAGTAGCAGAAGTTGTTACTTGAAGACCTGCAGCCATAATTTTAGTATTGGCAGGTATAGTAAGAGCCTGTACTACATCGCCTGGAGCAATGCTGTTTGCGGTTAGGTCAATAGTTTGCTCAACCATATAAGGCTGTCGCCCTCGTGAAGAGCTCCCATGTGCAGGAGCTAGTTGTGCAGTAATAGTAGCCATTGTCTAGTCCTCCCCTTATCGCAAGTTGTATATCGCATTGACCAACGCCTCTGGGCGTAAAATCTTGCGACCATATAGATGCATACCACGAACAATGTCAGCAAAGCTGTCCTGATCACGATATGTTTCTGTCTTATTGATCTGCTCTGCAGTTGCAACAGCAGAACTATGTCCACCTACGATAACACCGTAGTTAGATGAGTTTGAAGCTGCTTCAGTTGCAGGACCAGTACCAATTGTAGGTAGATTGTTTGAAACATGTACTTGAAAGCCATGTAGGTTGTTTACTACAAGACCGTTTCGTATTCCACCTGACTCACCAAAATCTGCGTTTTGAAGACGTGAATCTTCGTCACGTAGAATTTCCATGAATACTGGGTCTACGACAAGCCATCTACCTTGTGAGTCAACATTTTGTTGATCCAACTTACGTGCCATACGAGCAATAAGTTGTAGTGGGTTTGCTTCACCTGTAGTTGAAGGTGTAGCAGTTGCACCGCCTGTACGTGGCAATAGTGCAATTGATGAGCCGCCTGAACCTGCATTAAAGTCAGAACCATCTAACTTCATTGAGGAAAGCAATTCGTCAGAACCTGCAGTTGATACAGCAACACTACCGTTAGTAGTTGTGTTGGCAGTATTAGCATTACCGTGTATTGCAGATTGTTTAAAACCAGATAGATAACCAAGTACATCTTGGTCAAACTGGTCTGATAGTCTATATGCAGCACGATCACTTGCAAGGCTTTGGAAATTTACGTGGCTGTGGGCCTCTTCTATATCGTCAACCTTAAAAGCAAAGTAGTTGGCTTTATCAATAGTCAATGAAAAATCTTCATCGTCTAAATCTTGTGGTGTGATGGTCGTACCACGTGCATATGATTTCACGGTGATCTCAGGTTCTTTAATAATTTTCACTGAATCACCCATTTGGGCTATCTCTCCAAAATAATCAGAGTTGGTGATAGCTTCAACAACAGATGCCTTGCGGAAAGCAAGTTGCACCTGTTTGGAATAGATCACTGGGCTAAAATTGCCGTTAGGTAAATTGCCGTGACCTGCTGCTGATGAAAACGCCATTATGGTTTCTCCTTATATTAGCAGTAACAGATGCGAAACACACAGATACTTGATTGGAGGCTAGACATCGTAGGGTGCATATTTACAACACTTGGCCTTTGTGTTGTATTTATGGGCCATGATTTACTAGGTAAGTCCGTAAGCCACTGTTGTTTGCTTGGGGATATAGATAACGCAGGTATCCATAGTGGGGCTGCGTTAAACTATCATATATATAGTTATATCATAAATAACTATAATGTCAATACTTTTTATCTAGCTGACCCAGATAAATCGTAAATAAAGTTGCCTGTACGAATAGCTTCCATAATCTCATCCGATTTTTTCTCGTATTCGACTGCAGACATTTTCTGTACATCAGACTCTCTAACCGCATTTCCCGATGGGTCAGACTGAGGTTTACTACGTTCATTCCGTGTACCTACGGAACGTGCAGCATCTTTTGATGTGGCACTTTTCTTTTTACCAATGCCACGATCAGACTTATAAAGATCAATTGCACGAGCAGCAGACTTTGCATCTTGGTCATTCTCATACAGTGCATCTTGTACCCACTTAGGCTGTTCGTCTGCCCACTCATGGAAATCGTCACTGTCACGTATCTCACTAAAGTCAGGATGTAATTTAATTAACTCTGCTTCAGCTTTCTCACGTGCTGCTGTTTCACGCATCTCATCAATAACTTGTACTCGTTTTTCCAAGTCTGCAGATTGCTCTTTTGCTTTTTTAATTGCAATTGTTTCTACAATAGCTGCTACGTCTGGATATGTTGAAGCCCATTTATCTAAGTCATCATCTGACTTTGGCAGTTTAAACTCTGCCTTAGTTGCTTCACCAAGTTGTTGCTCAAGTGCATTTATACGATCTTCGTATTCTTTTTCTTTTGTTTGCTGATGCCTACGTAGATCACCATAACGTTTCTTAAAACTACGTTCTTCAGCATTTTTAGGTTCAGCTTCTTTAGGTTCTTCAACCTCTTCTGCCTCACCCTTTTGTTCAGCAATTAATTGCTCTAGTTCTTCTTCTTCTTTTTTTACTCGTTCTTCATTAGTATACTTGCGATTTGCAAATGCTACTTTCTTAGGTGACTGCATTTCTTCAGCCATGATTTGTTGTTCTGACATTATCTGTCCTTTCACTAGGGCCACCGTAGCCATGTTGGATGGGGGATGGGTAGCTAGTCATATTGGTGGGTAATTATTTTTTACGACTTGCAAGCCCACCTTTCTTAAAGCCTGTCGTTATTCCTTTTTCTTGTTGCTCTAGTTTACTTTTTATTTTATCTGCTTCTGTTTTGATACCTGCTTGAGCAGCTTTATTTTTTAAACCTGCCTCTGATTTAACTTCTGCTACATTTTTATCAAACGAACTCAATGCTTTACTAGCAGCTTTTTGTTTTTCTCTTCGTTGTTTTTTTCTACGTTTTCTATCTTTTGTTTCTTGTGCTGCACTGAGATTAGGTTTATCTGCTATTACTCCTGGTGATATAGTGTCTTTTATAACAGGACCAGATTCTAATACTTCATCTGTTTGTTTTTCTGTATCTGATTTGGGTTTAGCAAATTGCATTGGTTTTGCATTAGTATTAAATGTAGACATAGTATCTGATATAGTAGAAAGTGCATTTACAGCAGTTTCTGGGTTTGTAATATTTTCTATGTAAGCACGTATATCATCTGCTCTTGTTTTTATTTCTCCTACTCCACCTGTTACTTGTTCTGCTTTAGGTACAGGACCTATAGTGACTTTTCTTTTGCCTCTATTTGAATCTGGATCAGTCATTCGTGGAACTGTTTCTATACCAGTTAGATTTTGAAATCTTGATAAGTATTCATCTTCTATTGTCTTTAAGTATGGAGAAGTATTTTCTATAGGAT